TCAGGACCGAATACAGACTGGTTTAGTCCTCTATTCGATTGAGCTATGTATTCACTTAGTGAAGGCATAATTATTATCTCCTCGTTTTTAATTGTTTATTCTAAAAGTTTAGCTTAAGCCTGCGATTTCGTCTGGCAGACCTTCCACTATTCCTTGTCTCTTTAACTCTTGCATTTTTCTGAGTTCTTTGTAAGACAAGTTTGTTAGTTGGTCGACTACATCGTTCACAGTTTGAGCCTTTTTGATTGGAGTTTCTGTATCTGCTCCAAACACGTTAGTGCTCAATTGTGGTCTCTGTAATCCATTCTCTTCCTTGAATCCCATTTTTCGTAGTCTTGTCTCGGATTCTTCTTTGACAGCCTTAGAGATGTCTAGGGCTTCAATTTGTTTCTGAAGTTGCTTTATTGATTTTTTCAACATAGCTTTTTCAGAATCATCATCGTCATCTTCGTCTTCGTCATCGCCGTGCATAGCATTTTCCATTTTAGGGAATTTGCCACCCATTGCTTTTTCTTCGTCTTCGTCTTCTTTTTCGTCATCAGCTTTTTTCATTTCTTCTTCGTCATCTTCGTCATCTTCTGCTTGAATAGAAGCCTGTTGGTCTTCTATCTTTGTAGGTATAGCAACAGTTTCTGAACTGTCGTCTGAGTCTCCTACATAATTAGGTGTAGCAGTAGCTCCTTTTGTTGGGTCTCCGCCACCAACTACTTTGGTGTCAGTTCCGTCTACGTCCATACCTTGGTCTGATAGCTCTAGCAATACTGACTTAGCAATGTTCTTTACTAAGTTAGCGTGCTCAATAGCTGCTTGTTCTTGCTCTGCTTTTTCTATAGCATAAGCATCGTCTGCATCCATTCTGCCATCCATTTTTTGTAGCACTTCTGCAAGAGCCGCCAAACCTAATGACGTACCTTCCATGTGCTTTTCAATTCTATTTAGAATTTCATCAGCCATTATAGCCTCCTAAATTTAAAGTTTTGTATAAAAATTACCTTGTTCGACCCAAAAAAGGTTGGTCTAAGCCACCTCCGACCTCTTTCCAAATAAATATAAAACATTATATTTTATAGTCACTTTTATTATACTAATTTAAGTATAAATATAAAAAAATATAGGGGTTATTCTACGATATTAGTATCTGCTTCGTCATTTTCTAGACGTAACATGTCATTTCGGAAATCATATAGGGGAACTTGCAATAATTTTTTTAGTTTTTCACACTGTTTGCCCTCTGGCATAGCTGCTTCAACTAAATCTAGTACTTTTCCTACCATCCTAGAGTGTTTTGCAATTATCCACTCTTGATTTTGCGTAATTTCTATCTCTTCCATCTTATCTTCCTCATCTATAGGTTTACATTATAGCCTGAGCTACCTACGTTTGCATTATTGATTAATAAATTATACTGTCCACTAAAAACATCTTGTATAGATTGCTTTATAAAGAATTTTCCTTGAACGGTATACCCATTTACACCATAAGTCTTGCCTGTTCTCCTATTAGTTCGGTTATGGCTGGGCACAACCCCACCTTCCTCTACTAATTGCATGTATGGTGCAGTGTCATTAATGTTATAAGAGACAGTAAAGTCTCCAGCGATTGGATTGGATGCTGTTATCCCACCAGACGCTTTCAAAGTACCAGATACCACAGGACAATTTGCTTGTGACTGCTCAAATATCTGTTGAACTGTAGCTTGTATAGTTTTTAGCACAGCTTCTCTATAATATTGTATGACTGTTGGATTCATACTATATTATACTATTTTGAACCTAATTAACTAAAAGTTTTAGACCAAACATCAGGTAATGTGTCATTAAACTGACCCTTACGAGAGTCATATCTGTTTAAGTATATGATTTCTTTACCAATTTCGCCGTATTTAGGGTGATAATATAGGACTAACTGTCTCGGTTTATTAATAGCTTGGACTCTTTGCATTGCAAATTCATCTCCACCTTTCATGCAACCACATATGTGAACTGCACCTGTACCAATATCTATCTCATCTATTCTGTGGAAGTGTCCTAGTAAAGCTGAGTCATAATTATCAGGCACATTTTCTAAACTGTTATCCTGTATATGATTAAGTTCTTCTTTTAGACCTTTCCTGAATGAAAGAACATTTCGCATATTGCTTACACCTCGGTTGATTGCAGTGCCACTACCACCGCCACTAATAAAATCTCCGTGAGCTAACAATATATTCCTGTTACATACGTCAATCGTAGTCATAAATGTTTTAGGTATGTGAAATTCTATGTTCTTTTGATTTTGACAGAACACAGATATCCATTGATACAACATGTAATCCCAATCCATGTACTTATTTTTCATAGGTGGTTTTCTAGTCATCCGACCATGATTACCAACTACACATGGAACTCTTACTTTATCAAAGTGTGGAGCAATAAGCATTAGTGCTTGTGATATAAGGTTAGCCCCTCTAATCATTTGTCCCATACAATGGTCATTGTTAGTTCTAGCTAATTCTTCATGGATGTCTCCACTAATCATATCTCCAAGCATCGGAACTATAAGCTCTCCAACCTCTGCGGAATTACGTCTAAGTTCTGCTAATGTAATAACTTGGTTTGCCCATCCATAAAGTCTTTTATTAAATATATCAATATTGTACTCATTCAAACCCATCATTTCTTCTGACTCAACATTGTCTCCAATGTGAGTATCTGTAAGAGGTGCAATCATAGACTGTACACTATTACCTTTTATTTTACCTGTGGGTTTTCGGCGTTTGTACTTTTTTACTTCTTTATACGAAGGGGTAAATTTTTTGATGGAGTCTACTAATAAATCTTCTTTAGCTTCTTTTTTGATAGCTGCTTCTGCAACTTTCTTCCAGTATCTAGCTTCGCCTTTGTAAGTTTCTATTTTCCTAGCCATTTTAACATGTGCTTCAGGTGTAAAGTCTGCTTGCATATCTTCCATGTCTTCTGACTGTTGTTCATCGAGTAACTCTACTTCTCTATCGTACCACTTCTGTATTGTAGTTCTATGAACTGCTACACCCCATCTATCTTCTACCCATCTTGATAGAGCACTCCATGTTGCTCCTGCCATCTTTCTTTTTACTATCTCTTCTTTTGCCTCTTCTGGTATTACGAATGTTGTCATTCTCGTCTCCTATATTGTTTCTAGTCTTTAGGAGTCCTCCTGTTTGGCGGATTCCTATACCCGTTAGGGTCTGGTCTAGGGCTTCTTTTCGCCCCATATTGTTTTTCTACTTGTGGTGGGGGGTTTTCTCTCCTACCTTCAACTGATTTTTTATAAGTACCTAAAAAAGGCATATTGTTTAGTTTACCATCTTTTTTGCCTTTTGACCAATCAGTTTCCATTTTTTCTATTTTTGGTTTTACAATCACGCCATACTTAGACGGATTCGCCTTGAAGTCTTTATTGAACTCACGTGAAGCATCTATAAATCTATTTAAACTTTCTGCTTGTTCTAACATATCTGATTCATATACTTCCTGCGGCACCTCATTATTATCTTCCTTGTTAAGTTGTATCCTAACATCATTTAAAGCCTGAGCAATATATTTACTAAACAATTCAGTCTTAGATAAATTTATTGATTCATCAATTTTTATATTACCATCTTTAGTTTCTTTGATACCCATAGCCCTGTTCTCGGCACTTTTAGTTCTAGCTTCCATAAACTCTTCTACATCTCTTTCTTCGTCTGGAGTTTTTATAGATGCGTCAGGGGTAAGACCACCAGTTCTTCCTAAATCATATTTAGTCTTTGTTAAAGATACTAAGTCTAAAGTTTTCTCTTGTGTGTCCTCTAACCATTTATCTAGTTTATCTGGACCACTTGCTTTCTTTTTTCGTTTTTTGTTTTCTTCTATTTCTTTTTTAGTTGACTTTTTTTTCTTATCATCTTTATTGGTGCCACTATAAGTTTCAGTAAATATACCCGGATCAGATGCTACTGCCACAATGTCGCCTGCTCCTGAGTCGGCTCCTCCAAAATCTTTATATAGTTTTTCTACAGCACTAGAGTTTTTCTTATCCTTTTTCTTCATGGCTAATATATGCCCTAGTCTAGCTTTTAAATGTGACAAAGCCGAGTCGGTTTTATCTTTGTCTAAAAAGTTATTTGCTTGTTTTTGATGATGTTTAGCAGCATTCCTATGGTAATTACGAGCAGTGTTTTTAGGATGGTGTATTGCTTTTACTCCATTGTCATAATAGTAAACAGTCGTTCCATCTGGTTTTACCTCTCTATGGTTATATGAGTGATCTTCATACTCATCAGGTTCATTCGGTGACTTTGGTTTCGCTGTTTTCGGTATGGATTTATACTTTGTGTCCTTTGGTTTAAAGTTTTTTATAGCCATTAATCGTCATCCTCATCATAATCTTCTACGTTTACTGCTTTTGGTTTAGAACTTCCGTCACCACTTTCATATTGATATTGATCACCTATGTATTTTTTACCACCCGCTTCAGAGAACACTGGATTTCCGAAGTACGCTTTCTCTATATTATTAATACCAGAACCCCCTAAGTGTCCTGTATATTCTTCTCCAGCATTAGAAAACCATATTTTAGTCCCGTCTGGAGACACTTGTTTAATTATAGGGAATTGGTAACCTTGTTCTGCTAGACTATCTATCCATGTAGATGTAGTTACACCTTTTCGTAAATCAGGATTTTTGATGTTTTTAGATTCTATATTTGCTATCCGTTCAGGTATGTCTGTCACAGCTTTTTGTACAGGTTCCTCTTGCGATCCTTCTTCAGGTTCTTTTTCCTCAGTATCTTGTCCTTGTTCTGGTTGACCTTCTGGTTGACCTCCACCCATTGCTGCTTGAGCGGCTTGTGCCTCCATCATAGCTTTTTGTTGAGCTGCTTGTTGTTCAGCTTGCTCCAAAGCTAATGCTTGTTGCTCACCTTGTATTTTTGCAGTTGGCACAGCCTCACCTGTAACCACAAAGTCTAATTCATCAATCTTCAACTTGTTTCCGTTTAGAACTACATCAAATCCCATGTTTAACATCTGTTGTGCAATAGCAGCCCGTTGTTGTGATTGTGCTATTCTAGTTGCTTCAGCTTTTTCTTCTGGGTTAGGTAAGACCATTTTAAAATCAGTAATTCCAAAGTTGTCTATAATAGCTCCAAAAACTTTTTCCATAATCTGTCTTTGGTCTCTTTCAACAACTCTACTCATCACTGTTAATTGTAAAGTTTGTTGCGTTAGTCCACCAAATGAATCAGGTGCCCCTTGGAAAACAGGAGATACACCATATATAGCAGATACTCTTTCTCGTATTTCAGCTCTTACAGGTAAGTAATCCATTTCTTGTAGTGTGTGGAATAGTCTTACCATGTCAACTCTACCTCTGTTTGTTCTAGAAGATACAGCAATCATTGGTATATAGTTAGGGTCTTGCCTTGTTTTTGCAGCAAGTGCTTCACGCTCTCTCTTTAAACTTTCAGGGTCATCAGTAGTTACCATAACCATAGATGCGGGCATTTTTCTTTCAAAGAAATACCTGTATAAGTTCCTGTCCATACCAATCAAGGTTAAGGCTTTTTCAAATATTGTTAAGATAGGTGACCAACCATATGTTTCAGTCGGATTAAACTTAGATAAGTGTACAATCTCAGTGTCTAAGAAATAATGCACTTCTGTTCTGTACAAGTATCTGTACATAGCGGGTTGTAGTGTTTGTTTACAATCTTCTTCAGGGCATTCTTCTGGTGATTCTTTTATTTGCTCTCTGTGTATAGGGCAGAAAAAGTGTGAGTTCTTAGGTAAACCCGTTTCATCTAAATCAAATTCTATAAGTGCGGGGTTAATTCTTCTAATTTCTGTCACTCTAGATGTTAACTTACCATCACCATTGTCATAATACTCTTTTGCAAAGTATAAAAATGCATCATCGACAGTGTTTAAGTCCCAGTGGAATTGTCTTAATACCTCTTCAAGTCCTTGATCAAATACGTTACAGTCGTCTAAAAAGCTCTTTATTCTTTCTAATTGGCTTTCATCAGGGTCTTCTTTTGTAGGTTCAAACTCTATACCCCGTCTAAATACCTCACCAGTAATGTGCATTATAGGAGCTCTTAATTCTTCACAGGTATACGCTACAGTTTGTAAGTCTTGAATTAATTGTTTTCTGTATGCAAGTTGATTTCTTACATAAGTGTTTACTATGTAATCAACACCGAATGTTGGTCCACTACCTGTATCTCCAGCAGCTTTACTCAACTCCATCATGTCCCCGAACATATCTATCTGAGAACCAAGTTTTCCCATGGACTTAGCCATTTCAGGAACTTCTGGAAGATATTCTCCTAATTTCATATACCCTATTCCTTAGTTATTTCAACACTATCTATAGCTACTATCTTAGCTATTGTGTCTATTGCATGTTGTTTCAACCCTGCTTTTTCTTCATGTGTGACTTCAACTGCAGGGGTAGTCTCAATTTGTATTTTTAATCTATCGTTTTCTTCTTTTAACTCTGCTACTTGATCAGCCAAAGCGTCATTTTCCATTAGAGCAGCATTTTGTAGCACCCCTAATCTTGTTGCTTCTCTAACTAAAGCTAGAAAACTACCTTCAGATAAGACTGTAACCGCTTCACTAGCGTCATCTATCTCATCTTCAGGGTCTAATTTAGTTAAATCCTCATGCCAAGTATCGAGTATTCTCCAAGTACCAGTGCCGTCTTTTTGTGCGACATACTGTTCTTGTCTGTCTCTTAACATATTACCTATAGGCATATCTTTTCTCCTACTATTATTATACTATTTTTTGCTGAAACTGTGAATTTATG